GAAGGGGGATTGGGTTGTTTTTGGTCGCTATGCTGGCTCACGCATCAATATTGATGGCGGTGAGATTCGGATCCTGAACGACGATGAAATTCTGGCTCGTATTAACGACCCAGAAGACATCTTGCACATGTAAGGCGGCCGTATGAACGTAACTGAAGACAGCGATTTGGAATACACCATCGGAGAATCAGAGTCTCCGGCGGAAGTGGTGCTTGAATCTCAAAATGAGATTCAAGAGCAACCGGAGCAAGAGGCGGCACCGCAGGAAGAAAACACAGAACACCGTGCTGAACTGGATTCTGTGTCGGAGGGAGTGCAAAAACGCATTTCTAAACTGACTGCGCAGTGGCGGGAATCGCAACGCCGGGAGCAAGCGGCGCTTGAGTATGCGCAAGGCTTGCAGCGCCAGCATCAGGAAATGCAACAGCAACTGATGCAAACGGATTATGGCCGGTTGACCGAGGCCAAGACCCGTCTTGAGACTCAGCAGCAAACCCTAAAAAACATCATTCGCAAGGCTCGCGAAGAAGGTGATTTTGATACGGAGACGGAAGCGCAACAGCGCATGACGGATCTGATTCTTGAGCAAAGACAGGTTGCTGGCTGGATGCAGTCGCAGCAGCAACAGTTGGAAAAGCCTGTTGTACAGCAGCAATATGTGCCGCAGCCACAACAGCCCCAATATGCCCAACCCCAACAACCGCAGCCCAGTCCAAAAGCGGACGCATGGGCGGCGCAAAACCCTTGGTTTGGTTCTGACCAGACGATGACGTATGCCGCTTGGGGCATACATAATGCGTTGGTGTCAGACGAAGGGTTTGACCCAAATTCAGATCAGTATTACACTGAACTGGATAAACGGATAAAGGAAACTTTTCCGCAAAAATTCAGGCAACAGCGTACCGTGCCAACTGTTGCGCCTGCTACCCGGAGTTCCGGGATCAACTCAGCACGCCGAGTTGTGAAGTTGTCCGCCAGCCAAGTCGCTATTGCGAAGAAGCTGGGTGTGACGCCAGAGCAATATGCCAAATACGTTAAGGATTGACCATGACTGAAAAACTTACGATTGACCGTGCTGGCCGCGCCCCTCGCGAGGCACAGGCTCGTCGCAAACCATGGGCACCGCCTTCTCGTTTAGATGCACCTCCCGCCCCTGCTGGTTATGGGTATCGTTGGATTCGTGCAGAAATCAATGGGTTTCAAGACAAACAGCACGTTTACGGACGTTTGCGCGAAGGCTGGGAATTAGTCCGGCTGGAAGAGCTTACTGAAGAGCAACGTGAAATGATGCCTGCTCTTGAAGAGGGTAAGTATCAAGGGGTTGTTGGGGTTGGCGGCTTGCTGCTGGCCAAAATGCCCGAAGAAACCATTGAAGAACGCAACCAACACTATCGCCTGAAGGCACGGGACCAAATCATAGCCGTAGATAACGAGATGATGCGTGAGAACGCACATTCCTCAATGCGCATTCAAGCTCCTGAGCGGAGTTCGCGCACTACCTTCGGTAATCGTTAATTTTAGGAGCTACTTGTGGCGAATACGAACAAACCGTTTGGATTTCGTCCGGTTGGCAAGTCGGGTGCTAACTACAACAACAGTGGGAATAACGCTTATCCCATTTCGTCTAGTTATGGCACCGCGATTTACAACGGCGATATCGTAACCCTCTCTGGTGGCTATCTGGCTGCTGGGGCAACCTCAAATGCAATTCTTGGTGTGTTCCAAGGCTGTAAATACACCGATCCAACGACCAAGCGTCCTACGTGGAGCAACTACTACCCCGGTAGTATTGCTGCATCGGATATCGTGGCGTATGTTTCGGATGATCCAAACCAGCAGTTTTTGGTTCAGGTCCTTGGTGTTGCAGCAGTGACCTGTATTGGTCGTAACGCTCTGACGGATACTTCGGTGTCTGGCAGCACGGTTTATGGTCTGTCCGGTCAGCAGCTTGGCACGCCAGCCACTGGTAACGCCACGTATACGTGGAAGATTGTCAGTGTGTTTGACGCGATTGGCGACAATGACGTTACTTCCGCGTACTCGGAAGTCATTGTTATCCCTAATAACCACCTGTACAAAGGTGGTACCGGTACAGCAGGGGTTTAATCATGGCTATTAGTCGTTCCCAACTAGTTAAGGAGCTTCTGCCCGGCCTGAACGCCCTGTTCGGCATGGAGTATGAGCGCTACGAGAACGAGCATACTGAAATCTTCTCTATTGAGACTTCAGATCGTGCGTTCGAAGAAGAGGTCATGCTCACCGGGTTTGGTGTTGCTCCGACCAAGTCGGAAGGCGCAGCGATCCAGTACGATACCGCACAGGAATCGTTCACGGCTCGCTACACGCACGAAACCATTGCACTGGCGTTTGCTTTGACGGAAGAAGCCATTGAGGACAACCTCTATGACAAGCTTTCGGCTCGCTACACCAAGGCGCTGGCTCGTTCGATGGCGCAGACGAAGCAGACCAAAGCTGCCTCGGTTCTGAACAATGCGTTCAATACCGGCGGTAACTACAACGGTGGTGACGGTGTTTCGCTGTGTAACACGGCTCACCCAACCTCTTATGGTCCTAACTTCTCCAACACGCCTTCGGTTGCTGCCGACTTGAACGAAACGTCGCTCGAGCAGGGCATCATTGACGTGGCTGGGTTCACCGATGAGCGCGGGCTCAAGGTTGCGATCCAAGTTCGCAAGATGATTGTTCCAAAAGAGCTTCAGTTCACGGCAGAGCGTCTGATGAAGTCCACCCTGCGTACTGCAACGGCGGATAACGACATCAACGCAATCCGTTCGATGGGCATGGTGCCGGAAGGCTATGCTGTTAACCACTTCCTGACCGACATTGATGCATGGTTCCTCATGACCGATGCACCAAACGGCCTGAAGATGTTTAACCGTTCGCCGATCAAAACCGCCTTCGAGGGCGACTTTGATACCGGTAACGTCCGTTACAAGGCTCGCGAGCGTTACAGCTTTGGCTGGTCCGATCCTCGCGGCATCTACGGATCGCCGGGTGCGTAAGGACTTGTCCTTGCACTGAAAAGGGGGCCTTGTGCCCCCTTTTCTTTTGCAAAAAACCGTGGTATAAAGCCTTATCCTAGATTTCTATTTTCAGCTTGCAGACTGACTAGGCAGACTTCCTCAAGACGGCAAGCTCAGACGAGGACTTATTATGTCGTTTACGACTTTTTCGGGCCCAGTACGTTCTGGCACCGTTCGGGAAAACGTAGGTCGCAATTGCGGCTTGCCCCTTTTGACCCAGTCTTACACCGCACTCCCCGCTGTTATCAAAGCATCGCCCACGGCGCAGTTGCTTTGCACGCTGCCTGCTGGCTCGAAGATTCTGCGCATGGATGTTGAAGTCACGGTTGCTTTTACCGGTGCATCAAATTGCGGTTTGGTAGTTGGTACTTCTGGCACGTCCAATGCCTACTTCACCACGTTCAATACCGGTGCAACGGTTGGCAAAGTAGCGCAGGCTACGATTGATTCTGCAATGCAGGTTGCCAGCACCAACAACATCGGTACTTCGGACATTGGTGTGTATGGCACGTTCACGGCTGCAACCGCTGATGCGACCGCGGGCAATGTGGTTGTGACAATTGAGTACATCCAACGCGCACCGGACGGCACTCAGAACCCAGTCAACTCCTAATTGTTGAAAAAAGGGGGCTGACATGTCTTTTTCAAGTGACGTAAGAAGTACACGGCTGGCGGCAAGCGGCGATATATTTGCTGGACGCTCTCGCGTCAAGGGCATTTATATCGTCCCGGGCACTCTTGCTGGTTCTGTTGTTGTAAAAGATGGTGGTTCTTCGGGGTCTACGGAGATCACCATTGATACGGCGGCAAACGGTACGTCTGTGTACTTATTTTTGCCCAAAGACGGTGTGCTTTGCACGACCAGTTCGTACGCCGTTCTCACCAATGTGACCGCGGCCACATTCTTCTACGCTTAAAGGAAAAGCAAGATGAAGTTCAAGGTAAAACCTCCAAAAATGGGCAAGAAAGCGGCGATGCCTGCTGCCATGCCTGCTGATGGGATGGCTGACATGAGCGCGATGCCCATGAAAGGCTACAAGTCGGGCGGTTCTGTTACTCCTCGAGGTAATGGCGTCACCCGCGTGTCGAAGACCTGCAAACTGTACTGATTCTGTGGCCAAGACCCCGGCTTGGCAGCGAAAAGAGGGAAAAAACCCTGAAGGCGGATTGAACGCCAAGGGTCGCGCTTCTTATAACGCTGCTAATCCGGGCAAGCCCGGGCTGAAGAAGCCTCAGCCTGAAGGCGGTTCTCGGAAAAAGTCATTTTGTTCACGGATGGAAGGCATGAAAGCCAAGCTTACATCCGAGAAAACAGCAAAAGACCCTGACTCTCGTATCAATAAAAGCTTGCGTAAGTGGAAGTGCTGAGATGGAACATACGATCTGGAACTCAGTTCTTTCAATAGGTGTTAGCGTTGCTGGGTTTTTTCTCAAGAGCCTGTATGACGAGTTAAAACGCCTTCAAGTGCTGCTTAACAAAACCCGCGAAGAAGTTGCCAAAGAGTACGTGACAAAGACACAGTTGGATGCGGACATCAACCGCATTTTTGACCGGCTTGACCGGCTTGAAGCTAAGATTGATCGATTGGTAGAGAAGCATGCCTAGCACTTCAAAGAAGCAGGCGAAATTTATGGCCGCGGTTGCGCACAACCCGGCTTTTGCGAAGAAGGTTGGTGTTTCACAGTCGGTGGGACGCGACTTTAACGAAGCGGACGTTGGCCGCAAATTTAGGGAAGGTGGTGCCATGGCGAAAAAACCGTTTGGCAAGGAAACCAAAGCCAATGAGATGGCGGAATCCAAGCTAAGTGCCAAGAAGTATGCGGCAGGCGAGAAGAGTGAAGGCAAAAAACATGCTTCTCCTTCCAAGGCCATGCGCATGTCGGGTGGTGGCTTTGCTGTTGAAGCACGTGGTATTGGTGCTGCGCGTCGTCAGAAGAAAACTGAGATCCGCTAATGACCACTTCCGGTACATCAACCTTCAATCTGGAGCTTGATGACCTGATGACCGAGGCGTATGAGCGGTGCGGCATTCAAAACCGCACTGGTTACGACCTTCGGACGGCTCAACGCTCACTAAATCTGCTGTTTGCAGAGTGGGCAAGCCGTGGCTTGAATCTTTGGACTATTGAGCAACGGTCCTTGCTCCTTGTTGCGGGTAACCCGCAGTATGATTTGCCGGATGATACGGTCAATGTGCTGTCCGCGGTCAGGCGAACCAACTCTGGGCAGAGTCAATTTGATCTGACGATGACTCGAGTCAGCCAAAACGAGTACTTGCACTTCCCAAACAAGCTGGTTCCCGGTGCTCCGGTACAGTTTTTTGTGCAACGCACGACTACCCCGGTGCTTTTTGTCTATCCCTGCCCGGACAGTTCGCAGCAGTACACGTTTAGGTACTATGCAATGCGGCGGATTCAGGATGCGGGGGCGTATACGAACACGCCGGATGTGGTTTTCCGCTTTTTGCCGTGTTTAGTGTCGGGGTTGTCGTATTATTTGGCAGTTAAGAAGGCTCCTGATCGGATGCCGATGCTCAAGCAGCTTTACGAAGAGGATTTTGCTCGCGCAGCGATGGAGGATAGGGACACGGCCAGTGTTTTCTTGAATCCGGACTTCGGGGTATGACGTGGGTGGATACGCATCAGGTAAGTATGCGATTGCCATCTGTGATCGGTGTGCGTTACGGTATAAACTGAACCAACTGAAGAAGGAATGGACGGGTTTTAAGGTTTGTCAGGAGTGTTACGAGCCTAAGCATCCTCAGTTAGAGACAAAACGTGGAGTAACGGATCCGCAGGCGTTGTTTGAGCCGCGTCCAGAGAAAAACATGGGAATTTTGGTGTACTTGCCGCCTCCGGGGGATACTGAATTCACTTCGGTGGGGATGCAGCCTGCTCGTATGGACACTTATCTTATTGCTGTGGGGATGATTGGGAACGTTACGGTGACCACGTCATGAATTACGCTCAGTTGGTCACCGCGATTCAGGATTACACGGAGAATAGCTTCAACTATTCTGCTGACCCTACGATTGTCAACACGTTTATCAAGCAGGCGGAGCAGCGGATCTATAACATGGTCCAGTTCCCTTCGCTGAAACGGAATTCGACCGGGACGATCACTTCTGGGAACAAGTATCTATCTTGTCCGGACAATTTTCTGTCTGTGTACTCGATGGCCGTGATCAACGGTTCTGGGGAGTATGTCTACCTGCTTGAGGCGGATGTGAACTACATCCGGCAGATGTACCCTTTGCCCACGTATCAGGCTATTCCAAAGTACTATGCTTTGTTTGGCCCGCAGTCGGGTAACGCGGCGGAGTTGACGTTTATTTTGGGCCCCACGCCAAATTCTGCCTACACGGTCGAGCTACATTACTTCTTTTACCCTGATTCAATTGTGTCGTCGGGCACGACGTGGTTGGGGGATAATTTTGATACGGTGCTGCTGTACGGATCGCTTGTGGAGGCTTACACTTACATGAAGGGTGAAGCTGACATGATGGCGTTGTACGACGGCAAGTATAAAGAAGCACTGACGCTTGCCAAGCGTCTGGGCGATGGCCTTGAGAGGCAAGATGCCTATCGTGCAGGTCAATATCGGCAAGCAGTCACTTAATTTTAGGAGTTTTCCATGGCTTTTACTGGCAACTACATGCCTACTTCGTTCAAGGTTGGTATTTTGAACGGGGCGTTTTCTTTTGCTACGGGCACGGGTGGGGCGTACTATATTGCTCTGTACACCAACCTTGCCACGTTTGATGCGACGACTACTCAGTATGTTGCACCGGTCAGCGGTTCTGCAAATCCGACTAGTACGAACGAAGTGACGAGTACCGGAACGGGGTATACAACGGGTGGGAACTTATTGACGGTATCCTTGGCACCTACCTCGGCATCGGGTACAACTGCGTACATCAACTTTTCTGATACGACGTGGACCAGTGCGACGATTACGGCACGTGGGGCGTTGATTTATCGTCTAGGCACGTATGGCGGGGTTGTAAATCCTGCGATTGCTGTTCTTGATTTTGGTTCGGACAAGTCTTCGAGCGCATCGAACTTCACGATTCAGTTTCCGGCAGTTGGCACTAACGGTTCTACGGCGATTCTTCGGATTGCATAATGGCTATCTCCCTTAAACACGGCTTTGGCAGTGGAAAGCTGGATGGGACGGATGCGACCCTAGTCCAGCCATCCAACTGGAACTCTGACCACGTTCTGGCGATTGGTTCCCCAAAGCTGTTTGGGAGAACTTCAACGATTGGTTCGACAACGCCCTCTTCTTTGTCTGGGATTAGTCAGGCAAGTCCGGGGGTGTTCACGACGACTGGAGCGCATGGTCTGACTGTAGGACAGTTGGTCACCATCTCGGGTGTAGTAGGTATGACCCAAGTCAACGGGAATACCTATGTGGTTAACACCACCCCGCTGACGACTACGTTCACGGTGCTGTTCCAAGGGTCTGTACTAAGCACTGCTTCGTATACTGCTTACTCTTCGGGTGGAACTGTGACTGGCGCTGCAACAGGCGTAGCGGAAGAAATTGCTGTAGCAGGGACCCTTTCATTGGCTTCAGGTACGCTGACCGGCACAGGCGCAACAACTGGCAAGGCAATTGCTGTTGCCATCGTATTTAGTTAAAGGAACTTAGATGGCAACCCCTAATATCGTCAGCGTAACCTCGATTTACGGGGGTACGGCGTATCTTGTTACCAACGCTACTACGGCAAACACGGCGTGGACGTACAACGGCACTACGGCGTTGACTGGTTTGACGCCACCCTCGCTGTCAGTCAACAAGATTGAGAACATTGTTATTTCCAACACGCAAAGTTCTGCTGTAACTGTTTCAGTCGGTGTAGCAAACAATGCGACATATGCAAGCGCCACAGTGACCGCCTATCTGGCTTATCAGATTAGCGTTCCTCCTAACGCTTCGTTGGTTGTGACGGATAAGTCCACATCGTTCTACTTGATGGAGAACCAATCGGTCGCTGTTATTGCTGGCGTGTCCACCTCTGGTGCGCTGACCGCCATAGCTTCATTTGAAACGATTACCGGCCCAGCATAATAAATGTCCATTCGCTACACGGGTGGGATTCTCTCCGATACCGTTGACGGGCTGAGTACGCCCGTAACTACCGTTGAGTATTTGGTAGTTGCTGGTGGGGGTTCTGGCAGTGGTACGACTGGAGAT